TGCTACTTATGTAGATATGCTTGAAAAGATTTCTAACGCGCTAGGCTCAGATATATGCGTTACTTACTCAGGGCGTATTGACGCTAAAACTAAAGAGGAGAACAAAATTGCCTTTAACACTTTATCTAATATCCGCGTCTTTATATCTTCTGACGCTGGTGGCTACGGTGTTGATTTGCCCGCTGCCAATCTCCTTATCAATTATGATTTACCTTGGTCTGCAGGTTCTGCAACTCAACGAAACGGGCGTATTATGAGAGCCTCATCAAAATGGGCAACCATTGTTGTACAAGACCTTTTAGTGGCTGGTTCTATTGAGGTTAGGCAGCATGAGATGTTGCAGCATAAAAACGCCGTAGCCAGCGCCGTTATTGACGGAAAAGGCATAAATGAAGACGGCGGGGTAGATATGAGCGTCGGCAGTTTAAGCGGGTTCCTTCGCCTATCTTCGGTATAATTTTAGGATGCCTAACGCACCTAAGACCCCTACGCGTACTATCCGCGTCCCAGATGACCTCTGGACCGCGGTTCAGAAGAAGGCTGCCCTTGAGAAGGTCACTGTGACCAGCATCATAATTAAAGCCCTTGAGGATTACCTAACCCCGCTTGACAGCTAAATAAGTCTTCGACTATCTTTGACCTCGAAAGGGGTTGGATATGTCTATAAACAAAGAAGATTTAACACGTAACGTCCAACAGTACGTGTCACTTAAGGATGAGATTAATCTCCTTACAAACCGTCAAAAAGATATCAAGACTCGTCTTGTTGACCTACTTAAAGAATACGGCGAGGTTGACTCAAAAGGTCACATTGTTCTTGAAGTAGATGACAAAGTCACTGGTGTTGATAAAATTACTCATCAACGAAAAGTCAGTAAAAACCTTGACATGGATATAGCAGAAAAAATTATTCAAGAAAAAGGTTTAACAGAGACTTGCATCAAAATGGTTCCTACGTTGGATGAAGCAGAAATTATGGCTTCGTTTTACCGCGGTGAACTTACAGAAGAAGACATTGACGCAATGTTTCCGTCTAAGGTTAGCTACGCTTTTATAGTTTAATATGACCGAAGACTTTATTGAATCTACTTTTGCTGACTTGGATAGTTTTTATCCAGGCAGTAAACGCAAACGCCGAGAAGATGTAAAACCACAAAAGGTAGAAGTTGAGTGGGACTCTAAACCAGTCGTTAAAACACTGCCCAACGGAACTAGCGTGGAGATGTTTACTCTCGGTGCGTTGGCAAATGCTTTAGGTCGCCCTATCATTACACTACGTGCGTGGATGGGCGAGGGTTACCTACCTACATCTCCTTACCGTTTGCCGTCAACAGTTGACAAAAACGGTAAGGAGGTACAAGGTAAGCGCTTGTACACAAGACCAATGATTGAGGTAACGGTAGAACTGTTTAATAAGGCTGGCGTACTTACGGCAAAGCGTATAGAATGGTCTACTAACCGGCACCTCATAACTGAGATAGCCGAGGCTTGGGATAACATCCGAGCAACGGAAACAAAAAACAACTAAAACAAAGGAAAATAAATGTCAGTTAATCGAGTTCCAAACGCAGACGAATACGTTTCAGAAACAGAAGCGTTCGTAATTGAAGACCGCCCAATGGGTGCAGCAACAACAGCAGTTCAATCAGGTTGGGATGCAGCAGAAAAGCTAACCAGCTCAATGGGAGATTTCCCAGTAGAACTAAAGCTTGGCGAAGACTTCCAAGTTATTAAGTTCCTTGACCCAGACGGTCCATTTGCAACATACAAGCAGCACTTCCTACAGCAGAAGACTGTAGGTCGTCGTTCATACATTTCTCTTGGTGCTAACGACCCACTCTGCACCAAACTTAACTCTAAGCCTGAGGACAAGCGTGCGTTTACCGTCGTTAACCTTAGCGCTCCAGGCGGTCCACAGCGTCAGATGATGATTGCTACACCGCGTCTTTATAAGACACTACACGCTGCACACTTCTCACCACAGGGTCCTTTGAACAAGAACTTCTGGGCGATTTCTCGCACAGGTAAGATGCAGCAAACTGTTTATCACCTAAACGCTATCAAGGGCCGTGACCTCCAAGAGGATTGGGGCATTGATGAAGCAGCAGCCGAAGCAGCAATCGCACAAATGACGTGCTTTACCAAGGATGACATCAAAACTCATTCATGGGCAGAGTTGGATGAAATTGCCAACTCATTGTTAGCTTAAGCAAACTAGCTGTCTAAGGGCTGGGGGCTTTCTTTCACCCCCTTTCTGGAGTTCCCAGTCCTTAGGCTTTTTAAAGGGGATTTACATGAATATCATTACGACTCAAAAACAACTACAAGAACTAGTCGACCACTACTCAAAGGTTGATGCTTTTGCGTACGACGTTGAAACTGTAGGTGACCGTCGTGGTGATACTCCAATAAATGAGGTTTTGTGGATTACGTTAGCCACACACGGGCGAGCAGACGTTATCCCAATGGGACATCCTCACGGAGAGTTACTAGATGTGGTTTACCCACTAACTGGTCAGGGAGAAAAACGCGTAGAAAAGGGGCTCCCTGCCAGACCTAGTGATTATTCTAGAGACGCTAAAAAAGCAACGTATGTTTTTGGCGATGCGCCACAACAGTTATTTCCTGCCGATGTGTTTAAGGCTTTAGAGCCACTTATGTTTGACCCTGATATTTTAAAGATAGGGCACAACTTACTCTTTGATTTAACCTCCGTAGCAAAGTATTACGGGAACAAGTACCCAGTAGGTCCGTACTTTGACACGATGATTGGTTCTTTTATTTTAGATAACAAGAACAAAAATAAAGTAGGCCTAGCAGATTCTTTAGCACGTGAGTTTGGTTATCACATGGTTAAGGGTGTCGGTAAAGAGGTAGAAAAGCACTCATTTACTGACGTAGCAAAGTATGCCTACCTTGACGCAAAGTACACGTTTTTATTGTGGAAGAATTTAAACCCACGACTCACTGAGAGCAACCTTCAAAAAGTAATGAAGTTAGAGATGGATGTTTTAAACGTCCTATGTTCTATGAAGCTTACTGGGGCACCAATTGATATGGTTGTTTTAGAGGAGCTTCACGAAAAACTTGTAGAAGATATTGAAAAAGCTAAAGCAGATGTCTTTATTGCCGCTGGGCGTCAGTTCAATATGAACTCAAACCAAGAGAAGCAGTATTTATTGTATGCACCTAAGGCAGAAGGCGGTAGAGGCCTAACTCCCAAGGTGCTTACCTTGCGTGGAAATACACGGGATAAAGAGGGTAAAGAGTTAACTTACGCAGATTACTCTGTTGCAGCAGAGGCACTAGAGCCTTATAGAGATAAAGACCCGCTGGTTACTGCTTTACTTATTTACGCAGACTTAAACAAGTTGCTTACTACATATGTAGTTCCTTATTTAGGTGGAGACGTAACACGAACTACTGGCGGAAAGTCTAAGGTTGAGCATAAAGACAGCCTTCTTATAAACGGTCGAATTCATTGTGATTTTATTCAGCATGGCGCTGAGACAGGTCGGTTCTCAAGCCGTAACCCTAATCTTCAAAACGTACCTGCTCCTCACACGGTTCACGGCAAATCTATTCGTAACTTGTTTTATGCGCCAGAGGGTTACAAGTTAGTTGTGGCTGACTACTCTCAGATTGAGCCTAGAGTTATTGCCTCTATGTCTGAGGACCCAATTATGATGGCTAATTATTTAGAAGGTAAAGACATATACACCACAGTCGGAGACACCATGGGAGTTGACCGAAAGGCTGGAAAGGTTCTTGTTCTTTCCATGGCGTATGGTGTTGGTCCAGATAAGATTGCTCGTTCTATTGGTTGTTCTGTAACAGAGGCTAAGGACCTGCTTGGTGACTTCTCTAAGACTTTTTCTGCTGTAAACAAGTACCGATTAAAGGTTTTGGCGGTTACTCGTGCTAGCAACCCAGCGTATGTTTATACCATTTTAGGGCGTAAGCGTTACCTTCCTGAGATTAACTCTAACGACCGCATGATTAGAGCTGGAGCTGAACGTCAAGCTTTTAACACTAGAATCCAGGGGTCAGCAGCAGATATTATTAAATTGGCTATGGTTCGGGCTCACGGGCTACTTCCCGAAGAATCTAAGCTAATCTTGACCGTCCACGATGAACTAGTTACGCTGTGCCCAGACCATCTTGTTAAGGAAACCGAGGACGCCATCAGAACTGCAATGGAAGGCATAGACATTTTAAACGTCCCACTAATTGCTGATATCAAAACAGTTCAACGTTGGGGAGAAGCAAAGTGAGTTGGAAGTTTTGGAAAAAAAACGACGAGCCTCGTGTGTACAGTAATACAGTTCCGCTCAGTACGTTAATTAGATGGTATTGCTATGACTTAGGTATTGAAGAGCCTAATGATTTATTTCGCGCTTTTGATTTAATGCCTGTAAGTAAAGAAGGCGAAGAGTATGAGATGGGTGAAAGCGAGACTCGCGTAGACGAAATAATGGGTCTTCTTCCTTTCTTTGAGATGATTGCCGCAATTAACGCTAAGGCTATAAGTACAATTCAATTACAAGATATAGAGACAGATGACGTTTCTGATATCGAACCTGATTTAATGGAAGGCTTGTATCAACAGGTTTCATTTGCTGCTTTGGTTGCAGCTTTTTCTGCAGCACTTGAGTTAGGGTTTTTAAACAAGTCATATAACTTTTTATCTATTTACGGAGCAAACAAGGAGGATGAAGATGAGTAGTAATTGGTGGGCTAATAAACTAGGAACTACCCCAGCGCCAAGACCAGAAGCAACTCAACTACCGCAACCTACGTATCAACCACAACAGCCACAGCAGCCTCAGTACACACCACCAGTTGCATCTAACAACTGTCCTGGATGTGGAAGTGGTAACTACTCTGCTGCTGGTGGCGGTAGAGCGCGTTGTTACGACTGTGGATACCCAATTCAGCAAAGCGGTTCAGGTATGGGTAAGGGCATAGTAAGCGGTCCTCAGCCAACAGGCCCTGTTCAAGCCGCTGTACAGGTAGAGACTGGCGGTTGGAACCCAACAACAATTATTGGTAAGCTTGAGTAATGACCAAGTCAACAATGAATCCAGAACTATTAAAAGTAATTGCTAAGTTAAATAAAAAGTTTGGGCCAGAAACAGTAGTAATTGGAACAGACATAAGAGACGACCTAATCGGTCGTGTTACAACAGGCTCACTTGCGTTAGATGTAGCGTTAGGTGGGGGTTGGCCAACCAATCAATGGCATGAAATTGTTGGCGAAGAGTCCAACGGTAAGACGGCTATTGCGCTTAAAACTATTGCTGCTAATCAAAAGAAAGACCCAGAGTTTACAACTGTGTGGGTTGCTGCAGAGCAGTGGGTTCCTTCTTACGCAGAGCTATGCGGTGTAGACATTAACCGAGTGTTTGTTATATCTACGAATATTATGGAGGAAGCTTATGAAGCGGTTATTCAAGTCGTTGAAAGCAAGGGTGCTGATTGCATTGTTATTGACTCACTCCCTGCTCTTGTTCCAGGAGCGGAAGATGAGAAAGAAATGGATGAGTACACCGTCGGACGAGGAGCGCTCCTAACTAACAAGTTTTTCCGCAAGGTAGGGTTGGCTTCAAAGCGCAGCCTTATTGAGTTGGAGCGTCCATTTATTGGAATTATGATTAACCAATGGCGTGACCGTGTAGGTGTTATGTACGGCGACCCTCGCACCACCCCTGGAGGTAAAGGAAAGAACTACAGTTACTTTACCCGCGTTGAGATTAAGCGCGATGACTGG